AGTTGCTAAAAGCAGCTGTAAAAATCCTCAGTTTATAATTAATAGAGGAACTTGGGGAGGTCGATTATTTCCACTTGCTCCTGCTAAAATACCTGCAAAACTTAAAAGTGAAATAACAGGTGGTGGCACTATATGTAAATTAATTGCAACTAAAAGTTTCAATCTAAATGCCTTTCAAACGGCAGTAAATACTTGGAAAATTGAAAGAATAACAAATGTGATGGAAAAACTTGAAAAAAGAAATCAAAACCAATCATTATTAAAACAACAAGGAAATACTTTAAGAAGCGATCTAACTAGAATACATGGTACTGGAGGGTACCACTCTACCGCAAGAGTAGGAGCAGCCACTCAAGGAGAGAAAAGTACTTCTTTAGGAGCGGGCCCAACTGACATGTCAGATACAGATCAAATGGATACTTTTATTATGCCTTTCTTTAGACAAGAGTTATCAGACCTTTTAGAAGTTACTGCCGGAGTAGACTTTGAAAGCTCAACACAACAGGGCTCAGTTGATGATGAAGTAGCAATAGCAGTTAGAATGGCGGATAAGTCACACCAATCAACAGCAGCAAGTTTTGATAAAGGTGGGGTACAATTAAATGACGCATTTAGTAAAGCTGAAGATGCTTTAATAGCTGAAATAGAGTCTCAATATGGAACAGGAGCCAAAGAAATAAAGGCAAGCCCAGCTACGAAAAAAAGAATTAGAAGAATGGCAGTAGAAACTGTTGTCAAAAAAGTAAAAAGCAAGCGTAACTTAAAAGGTAAAGTTACAGCAAAAATAATAGAACCAAAAGTAAAAAAAGGAAAAAGAAAAGTTTCAGCTAAAAGTGCCCCTTCTAAAAAGCAAGAAGGCGTACGTAAGGGTAAGGTTACAGTAAAAGGTAAAGGTAAAACTACCAAAAGAGCTAAAAGACAACCAGCAAATAATCCTATTGGGTTAGTTGCTCTTCTAAATAGAAGTTTACCTGCACAAGTGCAGAAAAATATGGCTCCAATAAGAGGCGCTTTTCCTAGACGTTTAACGTATAGAACAGGTAGATTTGCAAGTAGTGCAGAAGTAACGAATGTTGCACCTTATCCAAATATGGTGGAGATTCAATATACTTATGATAAAGACCCATATCAAGTATTTGAACAAGGATCAGGGTCACGTTTCGCAACAGGCCCAGCAAGAGATCCACGAGAAATTATTGGACAATCAATAAGAGAAATAGCACAACAAATGATGGGCACTAGATTTGGAGTAGTAAGAACTAAGAGAGTATAATGACAAGAAGTACATCAACAAGAAGATCACAAATTTTAGACGCTCTAGTAGAGAAGTTTAAGGCTATTAATGGGACAGGAGACTATCGTACGCAACTCTCAAATCAAGTATTTCCCACAATGAAATTTTGGGACGAAATTAGTACTTACCCTGCAGTTCATTTATCTGCGGGAACAGAAACAAGAGAGTACTATGGAAGCAATAGTAGGTGGAGATTTTTAACAATTACAATACGAGCATATGTGAATCAAGAGGACCCTGTAGAGGCTCTTTGTTTATTGCTCGAAGACTTAGAATATGTACTGGATAATAATTTGTCAATTAGTTATTCAGATTCATATGGAAGCGGCGGTACCGCACAGCAAACCATCCTCAGTATTGATACTGATGAAGGAGTGTTAGCACCTCTCGGTATCGGCGAAATGATAATCGAGGTGCGATATTAGAAAACGGGATATTGAAGCAAAAGCACAGATATTCCCCTTTTCAAGCCAAATAGGAGACTATAATGGCAACTAAACTGTATTTTTCTCGAGATACGAAAGTCATAGCACACATACCGCAGTCAGCTGCGGCAACTAAAAGTATGTACTATGATCTACCCGTCTTAGACGGCTTTTCGTTCTCACAAGGAATGAATACTAGTGAAATTACTTTGAATGAATCCCAAAGTACTTCAGGAGTAAGTAGAAGAGGTCGTGCAATGTTTAACGACTCATTTGCACCCGTTGAGTGGAGTTTTTCCACTTACATGATGCCTTTTACTTCTGCTGGAGGTACAAAAGGTACTTCAGGAAAAGCAAGTGGAACAGATGGAGCACATTGTGAAGTGTCAGAAGCTATGTGGGCTATGTTCTTTGGGCAAACTGGAAATGGAGGCATCACTTCAGATACTTCAAATCTTGACATAACTCAAAGCACAGCAAATAAAGCTACCATAGGTGTTTTTGATCTATACTTTATAATGGGAGCCTCTCAAGCTGCAGCTGCGTATAACTATACTACAGGTGCTGCTACTGCTAATCAGATGATTTATAAAATCGCTGATTGTTCAGTAGGAGAAGCTTCATTTGACTTTGATTTAGATGGAATTGCTACTGTAAATTGGTCTGGAAACGGAAAATTAATTACAGAAGAAGCAACTCTTAACCTATCATCGTCAGATGCCCTCATTAATGAAGGTATATCTAATACTACAGGTTTCATTCGAAACAGAGTATCAGACTTAACAATCTCAGGAGATGCTTCTGGAAGTTCAGTAACATATGGTACTACTTTAACAGGTGGTAATATTACTATGAGTAATAATCTTACTTATTTAACTCCAGAAACTCTAGGTGTTGTTAATCAACCTCTAGGACACGTTACAGGAAGTAAAACAATCGGTGGAAACTTTACTTGTTATCTAGATAATGCATCTAGTACATCAAGTGCTGAGTTTTATGAAGATATAGTAGAAGCTACTAGTGATATTCAGAACTCTTTTAGTTTATCGTTTGATATTGGAGCAGGGGCTGCGCCTTTCTGCTTAATCACAATGCCAACGTGCCACTTAGAAGTACCAACTCATTCAATTGAAGAAGTAATTTCTTTGGAAACTAATTTCCATGCGTTACCAAGCGACTTTGACTCAACAGACGAGATCTCAGTATTCGCCTTTACAGGAAAAGACGTAAACGCATAACTAGGCTGTTAGGGTGGTACGCCACCCTAACATTTTTAATAACAAATTATATAGGAAACAACCAGCATGAACGAACAAACAAACCCCGCGCCTATGGTGTCTTTATCGACACTTATGACGCCCAGTAAAACGGTTTCTATAGACTTTCCAGGCTTTGAAGGCCTTAGTGTTGATTTAACTTACTTAGCTAGAGAAGAACTTTTAAAATTAAGATCTAGATGTCTTAAACAAAAGTTTAATAAGAAAACTCGTGCTTTTGAGGAACAATTAGACGAAGACACTTTTTTAACAGAATATGTAAAATCTGTTATAAAAGGTTGGAACGGTCTAAAATACAAATATCTAAAAGAATTGGTACTAGTAGATGTTGATGACAAAGATCAAGACACAGAACTACCTTATTCAAATGAAAATGCAGAACTACTTATGAGAAACTCTGCCGATTTTGACCAATGGGTAACAGAAACAGTAGGTGATCTTGAAAATTTTACCAAGAACAAGTAGAGAGAATTGTTGATCTACTTGAAAAACGTGCAAAACCAAAACAATTTAAAAGTTGGGAAGAGTATGCAATAGTTATGGAACGTATGGGCAAAGAGCCCGACCCAGATAAATTTCCTCTTGAGGACTGGGAGTTCCCTTTAGAAGTTCAACAAGCTATATCTATACATGCCTTTTTACCAGACAAATGGGACGGTGCTTCAGGCTCTTATATGGGCAAAGATTGGAGTCCCATTACAGAATTATTAAATTCTTTCAAAATAATTGAAGACAGAAATCAAGTGATATACTTTACAAAAATAGTTGATAGATTTCATACTAACGATACAAATGACAGAATAGAAGTAGAAACTAAAAAACGAGAGCAAGAACGTAAGTTCAAAGCTCAAAGAGGTGTTAGAACACCTAATGTAGCAAAACGTAATGGCTAATGAAAACATAATTAACCTGAAAATGCGCATCAATGATGATGGCAGTTTACAAATGGTAGGCGGACAGGCAGAAAAAACCTCAAAAAAGCTTGATAAAACTGCTAAAAGTGCGCATTCAGCAGACCGTCAATTAAAGGGAGCAGCACAAGCTTCTTCTAATACGACTAAAAATTTCTCTAAGATGTCTCAAGGGATATCTGGAGGACTAGTTCCTGCGTATGCAACATTAGCTGCAAATATATTTGCTATATCTGCCGCTTTTAGATTTTTACAAAGTGCAGGAGACCTTAGACTTATGCAACAAGGGCAAATTGCTTATGCGTCCCAAACTGGTGTGGCTTTAGACTTATTAACTAAACGAGTACAGGCTGCTACAGATGGGCAGTTAAGCTTTACAGAAGCTGCTCAAGCTGTACAATTAGGTAGAGCTGCAGGTCTTTCTTCAGACCAAATTTCAGGATTAGCAAATGTAGCAAAGAATGCATCTATTGCATTAGGTCGAGATTTAACAGATTCATTTAATAGGTTAACTCGTGGTGCAATTAAAGCAGAACCAGAACTCTTAGATGAATTAGGTATTATTGTAAGACTAGAAACAGCAACTGAAGAATATGCAAGAAGGATTAATAAAGCGGCAAAAGACTTAACAACATTTGAAAAAAGTCAGGCAGTAGTAAACCAAGTATTAGAACAAGGTGAAGATAAGTTCTCAAATTTAGGTGTTGAAGTAAACCAACTTAACAAATTAGCAAAAGCTTTTGATGACTTATTAAACACTATAAAAAGTAGCCTATCAGGAGTAGCAGAGTTTATGGCAGGTGCAATGTCGAATAATATAACCGCATTAGCTGGAGCATTTGCACTACTAGGTACAGGTATAGCAAAATCTCTTGTACCTGCTGCACCTAGTATGGCTCAAGCAGGACAAGCCGCTGAAGCAGCAAGATCAAGATTTGCCTCAAGCGGAGCTATTGGTGGGAAAACAGGAGAAAGAATAGCTAGTGGTGATTACACCATGCGAGACATAAACCAAATAGAAAGAAGTATGAAATCAAAAAATTCTCAGATAATTAACTATAATAAAATGTCTCGAGCAGAAATGAAAAAGACTCTTGCAATTATGAAAGCAGACCATCAAGCCGCTATGGCTCAAATGTCTACAGGAGTAAAAGGGCTTTACCAAAAATGGAAAGCTGAGTTATATCTATTACAAGCAGAACATGGTAGAATTTTGGGCTCTATGAAAGCTGCAGCTTTAATGTTTACAAGAACTATGTCTGCGCTGTTGTCTGCTGCAGGTTATATAGGTATACTATTTACCATTGTTGGTCTCATTAAACAATGGAGAGATAGTCAAAAAGACTTAGATACTCGAAATTTTGAAGAAAAACAAAGAGCAACAACAGATGCCCTACAACAGCAAGCTGCCGCTATAGAAGAAGTTAATAAGAACTTAAAAGCACAAAAAGGAATAATACAAGGAGCCGCAGCAGCTTCAAACGTTCTTGCAAATGTTTCAGTAAAAGGAATGGCTGGAGGAATATTAAAAGGCGGTAAATTACAGACCGAAGATATAGGTGTACGTGGGGGTTATGTTGAGGAGGGCGCAGAAGCTAGTGGAAGAGGAGGCAAAGGATTTGGCTTAGGTAGAATTACAGACCCGCAAACAAAAGCACAAATGCTTGCACTTGCTGACACTTTTAGGACAATGAGTAAAAATATTGATAGTACTCACCCAGCCTATAAACAATTAGTTGGCGATATAGCAACCTTAGAAGCCGCTGCCAATTATGAAGCAAAGGAAGGTGGAATCGCAATGTTTGTGGAACAAGAGCATCAACAAGTAATGCAGAACGCTACAGCCCTGATACAAGATTTATCCCAAAACGGATTCAAACCTAGTGTTCAAGTTTTAATGGAAATGGAACGAGCAACAAAACAAGTAACAAACTCAACAGAAGAATTCAGTAAAGCAGCAACTAAAATGAAATCGAGTCAAACTCCTTTAATGACTATTCGAACCGCTTTAACAACATCAGGACAAGCTTTAGAAAAAATTTCAGAAAATGTAGATCACTTTGTATTAAAACTAGAACCCGGAGCAACATTACTAGGGGAACAAGAGGCAAGTATTAATAGAATGTTAGGAGCAGAAACAGTTAGGGCAATATTAGACGATAAGAAATTAACTAATTCACAGAAACTAGCAAAATTAAATGAGGAACTAGCAGCAAAAGCGGAAAGAATTAGACTAATTGAAGTTGCATCATTAACAGACAAGACAAAATCACAACTAGCTCTAAATGCAGCAATGCATGGAGCAACTCCTTTACAAGCTGCAGAACTACAAAAACAAGGAAAGATGCAACAAAATATGGACGAGATTAACAGAATAAATAATGAAATAAAAGCAGCAGAAGAAGCAAGAATTGAATTATCAGCAGAAGATCTACTTCAAAAACAAATGACAATTAGCTTGTTACAACAAGAAAATGAAATAACAAAAGATACTCTTACAGCTCGATACCAGTATGCTCAAGTATTTAAAAGTAGTTTTGAGTCAGGAATGGCAGGAGCTTTAAATGATTTAGCTACAGGAAAAGAGAAAAGCTTTGGCGATGCTATGGCAAAAATGGGTAAAGGTATCATGGAAGGTATGGCAAAGAAAGCAAGTGAACGAGCCGCAAAAGGAATAAGTGATTTATTATTTGGAGACAAAGAACTCGATCCTTATCGAAAAGGAGCGGAAATAATTAAACAAGCCCATATAGACGGAATAAATGAAGGTTTAACAGGTGGAACTTTTGGAGGAGATGCTAAGGGTGGTAAAGGCAAAAACACAGGAAAAGGTCTATTTGATACCATATTAAATCAATTCACAGGTGGAAAAGGTGGAGGTATATTTAGTATGATAACCTCTCTATTTGGCTTTGGAGCCGCAGGTGGTGTGGTAAGAAAATACGCAGGCGGAACGGGACCTGCAGGAGCACAGTTTGTGCCAGGAACAGGAAATAGAGACTCAGTACCAGCTATGTTAACACCTGGTGAAATCGTAATACCAAAAGGAAAAAGAGTAGGTGGTAATTATAACACTACAGTTAACGTAAATATGGAAGGTGGAGGAGATGTTACTACAGATGATGAAGCAGCAGCAGCGTTTGGACAAGCTATTCAAATAGCAGTAACAGAAGAAATAGCAAATCAACAAAGACCGGGCGGATTATTAAGCCCATTCGGAGGAGGATAAAATGGCAGTAGGATTTACAGATTTAACAAGTACAGTTAGAAAACCAGATAAGGGACTAGCTCGTAGTTCCAAACCAATAATACACTTAGCAAAATTTGGTGATGGCTATGAGCAAAGACTTGCTAATGGAATTAATAATTTAGTAGAAAGTTATTCAATAGCTTTTAACAATCGAACAAAAGAAGAAATAGATGATATAATAGCATTTTTTGAGAATAAAGGTGGAGTTACTGCTTTTACTTATACAGTACCTGATACAAATGAATCAGGAAATGAAGTAGCTATAAAAGTAATTTGTTCTGAGTGGAATAAAAATTATGCATATGGAGACTATTACTCTGCAACAGCAACCTTTAAAAGAGTTTATGAAGCATGACGTATCCAACAGAAAAAATCATAGAAGATGTACAAAAGCAAGATCCAGGCTCCGCACTGGTTTATCTTTATGAGTTAGAATTAACCTCTTCTTCAAGTATATATTTTCATACTGGACTAGAGGCTGACTTAACTACTGTACAGTTTAGAGATAGAACTACACCAAGTACAGTTCGTACTTATACAGCTCTTCCTCTTCAAATGCAAGGATTTTCAAAATCAAGTAAAGGTCAAATACCTCGTCCAAAAATGACTGTAGCAAACGTACTTACAACATTCGGCGATGCTATTGGAAGTTTATCAAATGATGACTTATTAGGCAAAAAAGTTATTCGAAGAAGCACTCTTGTAAAATACTTATATGGGCAAGCAAGTGACCAAAGTCCTCCTGTGGAATTCCCCAGTGAAATATGGTATCTAGATAGAATATCAGGAGAAAGTGCAAGTGCAATTACATTTGAACTAGCAGCTGCTCACGATCTAGTAGGTATAACTATTCCTAATAGGCACGCGATGTCAAGTGCTTGTTCTTGGATTTATAAAGGAGCAAGTTTCGATAAAGAACGTGAAGATAGAATTGGAGGGTGTAATTGGGACGTACAGGGTAGAATGACAGTAGATGGAGTAAGTTACACAAATTGGGTAAATGTAGATGATGAATTCGTTGTTCCAAGTACGACTAGTTTTACTGCATATTCAGGAGTCTCAGATGGAACTACATTAACTTTAAATGGGTACTACTCAACATCAAAAACAGATGCAATTAGATATAATATTGATGGTAGCCAAACAGGAAGTCAAACGGTAACAGAGTATTGGCAATGTAAAAAAGCAGCTACAAAGTCAACTGCAGGAACTCCTACTGATAGTAATACTTATTTTGATAGAATACGAGTTTATGCAACATGGTCAAATAGTACAACTTATTATGCTTTTACAGATGACCGCTTAAACCCATATGTCTCTTATGAAGCAAATAGTTTAACTAAACTATGGAAAACAAAAGAAACTAATTTAAATCAAACTCCTGGTGAAAACAAATACTGGGAAATGGGAGACACTTGTAGTAAAACAATTACAGGCTGCGCAATGAGGTATAATGGAGATCCTATATCTTCTGGTACTGCAAGTTCAACTATGAAGACATCAACAGTTGATAGATGGACACTTC